GCTTTTACTCGATCAGAAGAAATCTCTAACACTTTTCCAACCAAACAATCTTTATGAGTAATTATATCGCTTGCTCCGTTCTGTAAAGTAACTTGTGCAGCTTGAGCATTAAAAAATCTATCTTGTAAATAAGTAACAGCAGCACTTCTTTCCGCAGTACTTAAAGAGGATCCCTTCCATATAATAAATTCTAATATATCCCCATACATTTCCTGAGTATAGGCACTACCAGTCCATCGAGAACCCAAAAGAAAATCTCCAGTGTCTCCAGAAAAATCAGTATTATTGGTTACAGAAGATCCATCTGTTGAACCATCTAACCATAACTGCATCACATCGCTAGAATCTCTAGATACACCTAAAATATACCAAGTATCTTTACTTAGCGAAGCAGTGCCAACCGGATCGTCACCACCTACAGCAAACTGTACTTCATTACCAGCACCATCTGATTGCATAAACCATCTCCACGCAGAGCTATCATAATCCTTTGCTGCTATTGTTTGATAACCTGTACCACCAGTAAACCTAATTACAACCATCATTTCAAATTCCTTATCAAAATTAAAGTCACTATAATTAGCCGCTTTTAGATATGAGTCAGACCCATCAAAAGTTACCCAAGGTTTAAAATTTGTACTAGATGCACCAGCAACAGTCATAGCTGTAACACCCGAAGTTGGTCCGTCTAGTGTTGCATCTCTATCTCCTAAATTATCATCCCAACTAGCTGCACCAGTACTTTCTGCATCTCCACTTCTATACCAAGTCGTAGGGGTTCCTATATCAGAGGCAACAGTTAAGTCTGTTTGATTACCCCCACCTACATATAAAGCATCAAATCTAGGATCATAAACTGTAGAATCACTAGTAGTAACAGATACTGCCTTGGTATATTTTTTATAGCTCATGACATACTTGAGTTTGTATCTAGAACCACCATATCAGTAGCAGCTGTAGCAGTTGATTTTATAATTTTAGGGCTTATATTATAAAGAGTTCCTTGAACCATATTCTTAAAAAGAACTGCAGTTGTATCTCCAGAAAGTATCATAGTAACATTACCACTTACTCCAACATACATACCATCCCATCCTGTTCCAGTAAACCCTGTTACTTCATCAGTATCATGAGGAGTAACAGCTGATGCCTTAATATATTTTTTATATGCCATGGTTTACTCCTTACTTGTAAGCAAAAAAGAATTGCGCAGTACCAGATGTACCTACAGCTTGTGTAGTTAATGGTGCTGTAGAGCTGCCATTAAAGTGCAGTCTAAAATAAGGAGCATACACACTAGATACATCAACAAAAAATGCTTTAACCCCAGTAACATTTGGAGTTGTATCAGTAGATAATGTTGCAACATCCAACCAATCAGTATTGTTATGTGATACTTGTAAAGTTAGTACGGCTGCAACATCAGCAAAGGCTACCTTTACATCCATACCCATAACAATTTTTTTATTTTCAAAACTATCTGCACTAGGAAGAATACTTGTAGAAACTAAAGAATCACTTGATCCAACTAAAGTAGATGACGTAGTAGTTGTTCTAACTGTATAGCCATTAACTGTAGTAGACGCAAATGAAGGTGCTGTCCGTTCTGCCATAATTTACCTCCTATTGATAAGCGAAAAAGAATTTAACGGTTCCAGAAGTACCTAAATCAACCCCACCACTATTTAATAATAGTCTAAAGTAAGGGGAATAGATTCCAGATAAGTCTGGTAGAAATTTATATGTATCAGCAGTACCAGCTATTTCACTGGATATCGTAACTGCTGTAACCCAATCGGTGTTATTGTGCGAAGCCTGTAAAACTAAGTCTGGTCCACCGCCACCAGTAAAATCTGTCTTAGTCATCCCCACACTGTCAGGATCAGTGATTGTAATAGCAGTATTGCCAGCCGTTCCTCCTATTACTTGATTAACTGTTACTACATTGTCTACTCTAGTAGCTGTTAATCGAGAGTTAGCATTAAGACAAGTAGTTAGGTTTGCAGCTGTATTATCATTACTACCTGTATCTATTGCAAAAGTAGGAGATACTGAATCCGAAGATGTAGTAGCACTTATATCAGCGGTAGCTGTAATTGCTGTAGTATCTGTTGCTGTAAGGGCAATAGTATGAGTACCTCCAGCTGTACCGCCAGCAAGTTTTCCACCTGTAAGTGCGGATTCATTAACGAGAACTGTGCCGACCGTATCTGTAAGTGCAATGTCGTTTCCATCAGTACCAGCATTATCTGCAGTTAGACTAGCGTATGACTCTGTACTTGCTACACCATCAGATGCTGTAAGACCCTTAACGCCAAGCGTGTCTGTGAAACTTGACCCAAATTTTACTTTTGTAGTATCAGTAGTACCATTAATTGCGAGTTTTAAATTAGCAATTTTAGCAGCATCACCACTCGGATCAAGATACCAATGAATCTGATTTCCAGATGGAGTACTTCCCATCGAGTTTCTAGCCATGACTGTAGCAGTAATATCACCTGCGTATCCACCAGCATCTTCAGGAACAAGGACTGTGAATGCATCGTTATGATAAACAGTTCCACCTGTAATTTTAAGTGCATCTGTCGCTGTAGCCTTAATCTGGGCTTTTATATCAGCAGCACTAGAAATCGTTATAGTACCCGAAGCAGCCGTATCAAATGAATCAACTACCACTACTCCAGCTATAATTGTTTTGTTCTCTATAACATGAGTATCAGCATCTATAGTTAGACTAGCTAAAGAATTAGTAGCACTCGATAAGGCAGAAGACTTAGCAGTTTCTCTAGTTTTGTAGCCACTTTCTGTTGCTATAGAGAAAGAGTTTGCATATTCTGTTGCCATCTATTGAGCTCCTTGCATTTGTTGCATTGCTTGTTGTACACCTTGACCACCGGTTGCTTCTATATCTTGCATAGCAGCATCTAATCCACCTTGAGTCATAGCTTGATTAACCATAGTTTGGCTTTCAGCAGCACCTTGGATTTGTGCTTGTGCTTGTGCCATTTCCATCTGCTCATTCCTAACATCTTCTTCACTTTTAATCCACTGGTCTGGATTAAATCCTAAAGAGCTGATAAGAGCATTGCCATATGCATCCCACCTAAACATAGCAGCAGCTTGTTCAGGTAAGTTTCTAACCATCTCACCCATCTGCATTAGTTTTTGCAGATCGGAGTCTCTACTAAGAGCTTGTAAACCTGTAACAATAGCTACACTAAGTATACCTTCTTTGGTAAACATTTCTTGTAGTCGCTCATCCACTTCACCCTTAGTTGTCATAAGAAATACTGTACGTTTAACGATAGGTTTCATAAGATCTCTAGCAATAGCGGAGAAAGCTCCACCAAGTACATGTTCAAGTTCTTGTCCAATCATTCGGACAGCAGTAGCTGTTACCCTTTCACCACTTGGAATACTTGCTGAGTCTAATAGAAAAGCCCTACCAATTTCCTTACGAAGAATCTCAACACCCGCTTGAGTAGATTGGATCTGAGGATTCATTGTAGTAGCTGGAGATATAGTAAATACTTCGTTAGGTCTAGATGCAACAAAAGCACCGGAAGGAGACCCAGCAATATCATCAATCTCAGTAATGCCTGTAGGATCAACTCCTTGCCAGAATAAAGAGGCGGCAGAAATACCATTAATAAGTCCTTCAGTAAAACCCTCTAAGGATTTGATGTCACCTATCAAGTCTTCGCAATGAGATCTAGCATAGTTTTCACCAGGAATACCAGACCATCGCAGTAATATATAAGGTGATACTGTATACTCACCACCCTTAATAGAGTTTCCATCGCTATCTTGTTTGGTTAGGATGTGTTTATCATCTTTAATAACAACACGATTAAATATTTCCTTATATCCTTTCTTGTTATCATAGCCTTCCGAAGAAGAGATTAAAGCATCGTCGCTACTTAATGATTCAGGTAAGGTTTCAAACTCACGATAAATAAGTTCTTCTACATCTCCATATACACTACGGCGGCATACATAATTATCGAGACGAAGAATTCTAAATTTCATATCGTCTTCCATAATAATTAAAACATCACCAACAATAATAAGATGTTGTAATGCTTGATATATAATCTCTCTGAGATTGCCACTAGATAGTTTGGTATATACTTGCTCGCTTAGGTTATTGAGAAAACTGGAAACTTCTATTTCTGGTTCAGAACCAGTACCCATCTCAAACTTAAAAAAAGGCATATCATTCAGGGGTAGTAGGGCTGAAAGCATACGACTAGCCATAGCCGTAACACCTCTAGCTGCTACTGAGCTAAATGGTTGAGGCAACTGATGTTGTTCAGTCCATCCGTCAGGAGGCATTATAGAAGGTACAGATAAAGAAGCACAGTATCGTGCTCTCTCTAGCTTATTAGTTCTTAATGCATCTAGTGTTCGGAATCTGTTGGCTATATTAGTCATGTTATTCAGGTCTCATATAATCATCGTCTTCTTCGCCTTCACCTATGAACTCTGTACCATAAGCTAGGGAAGCAAACATATCTGCCATAGTTGTATCTACATCCTGTGGTTCTTCTAAGGTTTCAGATACTTCAGCACCTTCTGTCTCTTGTCTTTCAAGTTCTTCAAGTCTAGCTGCTTCTTCTTGTTTAGCAAAACTTCTTTGTGATTCTTCTCTAGCCATTCTTTGCTGTTCTTGCGTATTAAGAAACTCTCTTTGTTCTTCATCCCTTATTCTAGCGAACTCATTTTCTTTTTCTAGTAAGCTTTCTCTTTGTTCTGCTGTCATACCACCAGTAACTGTTGGTGCGCCTCCAAATAATCCACCCATTATTTCATCCTCCTCTTAAGTCTTATTGATTGACGTTTTCGTCTTCGCCAAGCACTTTTTCCACGGCTAGTAGTAGGAAGAGGAATACTTCCTCTTTCATCTACAATTCCAGTTACCCGCATTCCAGTTTTACCTAACTCAGAAATTTTTAACTGATGCTTCCTTCTTGAAACCATCATATCAGCTCTAAGT